CAATTCATTTTCTAAGTTATCAGCAGCATGAATACCTATAGCAATTGCCTTGCTATCATCTTTATATTTTTTTAAAGCACTATTAGCAGCACCCATGAAAACTTCTTTTTGGTGCTTACTCCAGTTTTTATTTTTTACCGCTTCTGGTAAATTGTTTGTATCCCACGACATATTATTTTCCTTTTTTAATTATTATAACATATAACTATAATTAAATCAAACTATGTGTAAAGTATTTATTTCTTAATTCTATTGCTTTTAGTTCAGCACATTCTAAAGAATCAAATAAACCACCATAAATATATTTCTTGTTGTGGCTTATCTGTGCTTGCCATTTTTTATTTTGTTTATTCCATGTAACGCCCCTTATACTAGAAGATTTGTTGTTAAACTGACATGTTAATTGATTCTCTTTATTTTGCTTATTGGTGCATATTCTTAAATTATCTTTACGGTTGTCTAAAGTGTTGTGGTAAATATGATCTACCTGCATACCTTTTGGGGTATTCATAATTAAATTATGTAATATTAACTTATACTTACTATTAATTACATAAAAACTATTAGTATATTTATTTAAACATACATACCATGTGTAACCCTCAATTCTCTCTATGTCTTCTAAGTCTATCAAAGCATGGAATAATCCATATTTTTTAGATTTAATTTCTATCTTAGCATGATTATCTTTTGTTATTATATTATTACCTTTTATCACTTTATTCCTTTCTTTTTATTTTTTTTCAGATTTATTTCTTGATCGTTTGTAACGTGCAAAATATGTTTTATCGCTCATTTTTCCACTAGGTGGTTTCTTCTCTAAATTAGTTGCACCGGTTGATTGTTTTTGTACATCTAATTCTTTCTGTTCCATTGGTTTAACGTCTTTCTCTACCACTTCAACACCAACTAAACCATTAATATTAACAGAAAGGCATGCCTCTTGACTACTCATTAAACCGCCATTAAAAGCAACCATAACTCTATTTAACTGACTGTTTTTAACATTTTCTTCCTGTTCAGCGGTTAATGTTCTTAAAGACTTCCACTCAATTTCTAAATCAGTAGGTACTATGTTAAACAACAATTTAGAACAAATTTGCAAAATATCTATAATAATATATTTACACTTAGCTCTTATCTCATGTTCTATCATGGTGTTATAATTTTCTAAATCATCATCACCAGCATTGAAGCCAGCAGCAGATATACCAAAAAGCTTAGTCATTGGTATATTAAGCACACATGCTAATCCTTTTCTAATCTCATTAAGAATTTCTGCTAAACCACTAAAAGAACACTGTTTTTGTACAAAATCATCTTCTTTATCCATAATAATAGCATTAAGGTAATCTTTAACCGTATTAGCATGCTGTATACGCTTATTAACTAATTCAGTATCCCCACCAGGTGCTAAGTTGTCATTATAGCCTACTATTTTCCATACATCTATTTTATATTGTCTAAGTAATTCAAACACTAAATCAATAGCTCTCATATGACTATTGAGTTCTGGTAAAATGCGTTCAAGTTCCGACATACCCCAATTTCTTAAACGCGGTCTATCCCAACTTGTAGGCTCTTTGCCCTTCATTATTAAAACCCTAGATTTGTGTAAAGAATGAGTATAGTAGTTATAAGGTACTTGTGTAGGGTCTTCACCCCACAAGTCGGGTTTGTTTTCATCAGTTTTAGCTAATTCCCACAAGTCAACAGGTATAAAATCTAACGTACTATTAGGTTTGACCTGATTAATATTAAATGGTGTTCTCGTTCCACCATCGCAATTAATAATAAGACCACCACCACCATACAACCGCTTCCATTTATTAGCAATCGATATTTTATTAACTATATCTTTTTCGTCAACATATTGTAATAGAGTTCTTACTCTTTCTTCTCCTAATTGTCTTGATTTAACCTTAAAACCATATCTAAAGCCATCATCTACAGGCATATCTATAAACTTCTGAACCAAACCGTTAGTCATATAAGCAGTAGAAATAGCCTGCCTGTAATTACCTAAAAGAACATATCTGTTATTGTAAAATATTTGTTCTAAACCGTTAGAAGGTGCAGCAGACCCACCAGTACCACTTGAGAGAAGTAGTAAATGCGTCAACTCTGGCAATGAATTTGTAAGCTGCTCATTCATTATACACCTACACATTTCTTTTACATTATATCAAAAATTGTTGTTCCACGCCCATAAAAAGCTATATTACAGGCGTATGCTATACAATCAACTATATCATCATGCTTGTGTTTCATATCCCTACTGAACATTCTGCATTCATTTTTAAGATCATTGGTAAACAATAAATCACAGGGTAAATAAACTTGACCCTTGTATATATAGTTTAACACATCTTCTAATCTTGTCAACTTATCTTTTTGTTTATAATCTAACGGTGTAACCGGAATACTCTGTCTTTTTAATTGCTGTATAAGTCCAGTACCACTCGCTTTATCCTCTACATACAAAGAGCCTAATCGTTTATAATTAAACCGACACCGCCATTTTGAGTAAATTTTATTAGCTTGTGTTAATAAATCAGGTGATTCCCACTTCCCTCTAATTCCATCCAGTAAATATAATTTAACCTCGTTATCACGCTTAATCGTTCCCCAGACGGTAAATACGCTATAATCATTAGCCTCTTTGGTTTTCATAGCTGTATCAGCTACTACAAATAGTCTGTTAAACTTAAGACTGTTTAATTCAGCTAAAGAATAAGACTGAAACCACTCTACTTTAATAACCTGATTAGCTGATTCTAACGGCTGTTGCTGAAATTGAGCATAAAAAGTTGGTGCAGTAATTTCGTTATTTCTCATCTTAATAAGTTCTTTTGCTGTTATTCTTTCAGGAAAATAACTTGTATCATCATCATTAAGAGCTTTAATTTTAATTATTTTAAAATCATCAGCCTCGTATTTAGCTATATAATGACACAAATCATCAACATCTAAAAGTTGAGCTATTACTATAATCACAGCATCTGGACTTCTTTTTCTGGTCTTAAGCTTATTAATATAATCATAAATACAAGTTTCTTTCACTACTTCACTTCTAGCATCACCTGCATCCATCGGATCGTCTATTATTAAACCACCACAAAATCCATCTGTATTAGGATTACCTGCATCAGTACCAGTAATAGCACTACCAGTAGTACCAGCAGTTAATCCGCTTCTAGCACTAGCTCCCTCTATACTGTAATTAACCTTAGCCTTTTCGTCAACACACAACTTAATACCAAATAACCGAAAATATATATCAGATGCTATAATATCCCTTGTTTCTGACGATAATCTTGTAATGTGCTGTAATTTATGAGAAGTATAACAAAAATTAATGTCTCTGTTTCTAGCAAAACACCATGTGATAAATAATTCGGTTAATACTGATTTTCCAGCACCTGGTGGCAAATTAAGCATCAAATTAGGCTTTTCGGATTTACAATCAGCTATATCTTGTAATGATTGTATAATATCATTGTGAAAGCTATGAAAGCTAAACTCTGCATTAAAACAAAATAAAAATATGGTGTAAATATACTTTCTGAAAGAAGCCCTTAGTAATATGGCAAGACCTTCTCTACTTTTATCATCTTGCAATAATTTTAAAATTTCTTCTTTCTTTTTTTCTACTTTAGTTAATTTACTCATTCTTTCGGATTTTTCTCTATTTCTACGTCAATAATCTTATCTATATCCATAAATCCGTCTAACTTCTTATTAATATCCATCAACTCTTTAAAATTATAATTATTCTGAACATATTGGTTAGCTGTTCTCTTATCCTCTAACTTCTTATTCAATATTTCTTTTTTCTCTTCATCTGTAGCCAATAACTGATAAGCCCACTTCTGATCCTTGCTGTCATCCGACTCTATTATTCTCCACAATAAGTTTTCTTGTACCTGCGCTACCCTATAATCTAAAATAGTATTTATGTCAAAATCCTTATCAAATCCATAATAAGTAAACCTCTCCCTCGTTAATCCAGGTGTGTACTTAATTAATTGCTCATATCTTAATATCTGCATATTAGCATCTAATAATCTCAACATCATCTGTTTAAATATAGCTCTCTTGGCTTTAAATAGCTCAATACTATAATCAGAACGAACGCTTGCAGGTATATGTATATCTTCATCATCATCTACTATTACCTCTAAAGTGTTTTCATTAAGTAACGGTAAACACTTGTCAGGTATCTCCCTTAAAAACCTCTTACTCTCTATATTAACCATTCTTGTCTTATAACTCTTTCCCCCTAACTCTATATCCCCCATCGGTACTAAAAAATTACCCTTCTCGTCCACAACCGCATTATCAATTATCTCGTTAAGTTCTTCTTTGCCAACTTGACGATTATTTAATTTAACAGAATGTTTATAATTGTTTTGTTTCATAGTACCTATTATACCACATTTTTAATTTTTATCTATGATATATTATTCTCGGATAAACTGCACCCGAAACATATTCCCTTATTATATAAAACATATCCTTACTTACACAACAATTACTATCTATATTTAATTTAATGCCTTGATTATTTATTGTTATCATTACACTTTATATCCTTCTTTTTTTTGTAAAAAATTTTGTAAGCGGGCAAAGGGACGTTAGTGGGTTGCACACCACCCTATTTTTAAGGTAATATTAGGGAAGCCTAACCACCCAGAGAAAGGTCAATCGGTATAGGTGGCGTTATACCGGCATATATAGAGTAAACATGCTTACCGACTTAACAACCAACCAGTAATGAAACCCAGTATGAAACAAGTAATTAACATATAACATCTATCCTTTGCCCGACACGTGCATTAACATTAATACATCCCAGCCTATCATTATTATCCTTGTTAAGATGCTGTAAATCGCGCATAATGTACGTATGACGTACAGCAACGTTATCAACCAATCGTTTATGTGCTTCATAATCAAACATATTGTTTACTCCCATGATATTACATTTAGCTTAAGTATATTATCTAAATTACTATACAGCTTGTCTTCTTAAACGCCCAGTTATGCAGCAGGGCTATCATAATTAAACCCTATAAACCTTCTAAAACACCTATTAAGACACATTTTGTAATTCCTTTCTTAACTCAACTTATACATTAAATATATCATACATCTGGCATGATTACAAGGGTATTGTTACGAAAATTTAACAACATAATCAATTTCATCCTGACTACCGAATATGTGTCCGTTAAACAGGGCGCATATTTGTGCATAATTAAGCTCACTGGGTAATACTGGTTTATCAACCCGCTCACTTGTTAATAAATCATACTCCTTGTCTACGTAACGAGGTGATTTATAAATTACTTTATGGAGCCTTACATTCATGCTATAATCTGTTTTAACAAAATGATGTATACTTGTATTCATTCATTGATTCCTTTCCATTTCTCTGTCTATTTCACCTTGATTTTTAAACACATATTCCAGTACTCCCAGTTTAAATAAAACATTTATTTGCTTTTTGTTTAAATTTGCCGGAATCACTGGATTAATAAAATCATCTTTTGTATAAACAACTACCCTGTACTTATCCTTATTATCGTCAACAAATCTACACGAATACCTGTTTTTTGCAATAATAGCATGCCTGTAACCATTAAATTTATATTCCATTTCCTAAAACTCCTTTCCCCTATACTATATATTATATTATGCATTATGTCAACCCCTTACCCGATTTACCTCTATCATTATATTATAATACCCTATAGAGTGCTAAACTCAATAATAACCCTTATTTATGTAATAGCCTCGATATTACATACCTCTTTTCATACTTTTTATATAATTTATATATATCCTTTTTAGCCCCTGTGTAATAATCCACTAAACACTTATAGCCTATTTTGTTTGCCTCAAATAGTATTAAAATCATATTTTTAAATCTGAAACACTTACTACGACTGGGTCGTTTTTTGCATTTTGTATTATCATAACATTATTTTACATTATCATAAATATTCTACCAGTTTATGTAGACCCCTTACATAGTATAAAAATTGCTGATTTTTTTAACATTTTGTAAAAAACGCCACCCATGAGTGGCATATAAATGTTAGGTAA